AACATCATTAATATTATTTAATAGTCCTGTTGAACTGTTAGTTGTCTTAGTTGACTGCTTCCATGTAGCATTAAGATCACTAACAATAATCTTAGCATAGTTTGCAAAGTAAAAGTTACTAATTGCTCTATTTTGTATAATAGGCAATATTGTATTTTCAATAGCGCCTTCAATATCTGTTTGAGTGCCAAACGTAAAAGACGTTTTGTTTTCATATGGCTCTCTATAAAGTATTCCATCACTGCCATATAAATTTGTACTAGAATATTTTCCAGTAGCATCTTTAAGATCAAAATATCTACTAATACCACTAGCAATTCTATTTGTTGATTTTACTTTAATAATTTCTTGATTAGTTGTTAAAGGAACAATATTATAATCTTCGCCAGTAACCATTCTATTTTGTGTATAGTAAGTTTGCGGAGCGTTAGTTCTAATACTTGAAGTTGTTTCACTAATAGTAGCATTAGTTACTGGTGTTTTAAGTTCTAAGCCAACAGTCATTGTTTCTGTTGTTCCTGCCTTAGAAAGATAAGGAAAACTAATAGTAATATCTGTTAATTCACTTGGAGCAATACTTAACGATCTATTAGCACTAGTTCTATAATAAACTCTAAATCCGCCTTGCGGCAAGTTACCAAATGTGCCGTCTGCAAATACTAAACTAATCTCGTCATCTGCTCTAGTTTGTACAACATAAAAATCTTTAAGTTTTTTGTTTAAACTATTATAGATTGCATTGTTCCCTTCAGTTGAACTTACCTTTGTCCAAATTTTACTAGGAATACCATTACTGGTTAAACCATAAAGCCAAACATCAGTATCATTAATATTTTCTGCTTCAATTGAAATCCTTTGATTAGCTGACGGAGCTGAAACGTCAAATGCGTTAGATTTCAAACTTCCTTGTCTAAAATGTAAAAAATATCCTGAGTTTGAACTTCCTGAACCTCTTCCATCTTCTCTATATAAAAATGCTAGACTGTTTCCTGGTACAGGATTTTCTTCTGTTATTACATTAAAGTCAGTATCAATACCTGTTGATACAATTTCAAATTGTGTTGAAGAACCGTTAACTGATTTACTAAAAGTATATATAGGAACATCGTTACCTGTAGATGTAAATCTATACTGTTGTGTAAGTACTCCATTAATTGCTTTGGTTATTGATGGCTTACCAACTGTTCCGTTTTGTGGAAGTGCTGAATTCAACACACGCCTAAATTGTTCTGACCAGTTAGCATTACTAGGGTCATTCCAGATAATAGTTTGGTCTGATAAGTTAGTGCCATTACTGTCAATTAAATTTTCTGTAGTGCTTACTGTCTCAAATTTAAGTAGTCCGTTTGCACACTGATTACGTCTAGGATTATATGAAAGCATACGAGCTAAACGGAGAACTGATTCTCTACGTTCTGCTAGTTCTAAGAAGTTTTCTCTTGCGTTTAGGTCAACTCTATAACTAATGTTCTGACCTAAGAATGCAATCATATCAATTAATGCAAGGTACTCTGATGTATCTACATAATCGTTAAAATCTTCTGGGTAATTTTGTCTTAGATAGGTGATCATTGCCCGTCTAAGTGTGTCAAAGTCGTAGCTACGGAATTCCGCATTACGGTAACTTTGATATACTTTTTGCCAATCTTCTGCAAGTAGCAATCTATTTTGTCTGTCGGTTGATGACATTGATTATCCTTCTTTAAACTCTACTGTATTTATTGAAAACAATAATACTAGTAGTTAATTGTATCACGACAATCCAACGCTTTTATCAAACTGTAATCTTAGTTGTTCACTAATATTGTAGTCTAAGTACATCAACGTACATTCTATTTGTAATCCGCTTTCGTATTCCGAAACTTGAACTCCTGTAGCTCTAGTTCTTGGATCGTAATTTACAATATTTGTAACATTTTCTGTAATTGCGTCTTTTAGTTGTGATGTTAATGGCTCGTATAAGGCATCCCAAATAATACAACCAAATCTAGGATCAGATAACTTTTCTCCTTGGCGTATATTAAGATGATTTAATAAATTTTGTTTAATTAATGAAACATCAAATTGTTGGAAAGAATTGTTGTCAGGATTAACTGTGCTGAATCCTCTGTATGCCTTCTGTGATACAGGAGGTTTTGACTGCCTTTTAGGAGTAATTTTAATTGTTTTGTATAAATCTGTTGCCATATTAATATTTACCTTATTTTATCCGCCGGCGAAAACATTAGGACTGCCAGCCGCTACGCTTGTACAACCTGATATCGCATCTCCTATTCTGCCTGTTCCTTTGCCATTTGTAAAAACTGTTGTTGATCCTACTGCTATTGGTGCGGCATGACTTGGACATGGTACAGGAGGTAGTAAATGTGAAGTATTATTATCACCCTGTCTACTTACAGATATTCCATTTGCAAATACATCACCTGATCCTTCTGCTCTAGTCATACCCGAACAGTGAGCTACATCTGCATCTCCAATTCTAGTTACTGCGGGCACGTTCTATCTCCATTAATGTTTCTAATCTATCTGGCCATTGTGCAATTTCTTGGTGTTGTTCTTCAGTATGTGGCTCAGGGGGTACTGAAGGATTGAATTCAATTATGTGATCAAAGTCTAGAGGAATATCCTCAAAATTTGTGTACGTAAAAAGTTCATTGTTTTTCATTATTACAAATTTATGCATTACTGTACCTGTGATGTTCCTGCACCTTTATCGATAGGTGTTGATAAGATTAAACTTGCTAATGGTGTAAGTTCATTATTAATGATTTTTTGATAGAATCCTTTTCCTAATCCAATTCTGCTTGCTGTGTTTGATCCACCAGCATCTGCGTATCCTACTGCTTTTTTAAACTGTGTACCTAAAGCATTAAAATCTGCACTTGTCCAATCTACACTTTTACTTTTTAAGTATGCTACTGCAACTTTTGTAGCAACTGTAGGATCGTTTGCCATGTCAGCATTGTTGTAAATATCAACACCTGCTAGTCCGCCATATTTTTTATAGTTACTTGTTCCTGTAATTTGTATAAGTCCTCTACCTCTATATCTAAATCCGTCGCCTGTTTCTGCAGAGCCGTTGCCCATTCTATTTCCGTATACTGAGTTTGCAATAGCAGGTGGTCCACCTGCAACAAGTGTTTCAGCTTTACGCTTGCCTGCTGATCCGCCAAATCTATTTGGCCATACACGCTGTAGAGTTGATACTCTATAGTTCATATTTTCTGACCTTGGTTCAAAGTTACATTCTTTTTGTACTTGGGCACAAGCCATTGCTAGTGCATGAGCATTTGTTGATTTCCAAGTTAATGGATCTAATCCTAAACCTTTTATAAGTTCGCTTAAGAAATACCGTTGCATATCGTCAACAGGCACAGGATCTGCTGGCTGGTTACCTGATGCATTATCTGTGTTTTTAGTTGGAATTTTGTCAGCATCAAACGTTTCTTTTACACGCTCACCTGTTACTGGATCTTGGATATATGCATCTTGTGCATTATAGATACCCGATGTTTCTGAGTAATCAGGTATATCACTATCTTTATCAATCTGAGGTTGTTGTAATCTAACTTCTGGTGACGGTGATAATATACTTGCTGTAGCACTAGGAGTATGTCCTGCTGGATTAATGTTTTCGTGTCCGTCCCATGGTTCGTGTCTTGGAATACGTCTTGGTCTGTTTGCTTCAACTGCAACACTTGCTCTAAGTGCATCTGCTGTTACTCTTAATGGATTTCCGCTTGCATCATTCATAACTACATTATCTTTATCAAGCACTCGGCTAGTATTATCTATTACTGAATTAGTTACCGGAAAACTAAATGCATCGCCAACTGTATCGGCAACATCTGCTGTTGTTGCAGGCACTGTACTATTCATGTGTATTTGTGATGCAGTTTCTGAATGTGTTCCTACACTTAAAATAGAAGTTAATGTTCCTGCATCTAATTTATTTGCAAGAGTACTTTTAATTTGTGTACTTGCTCCACTAGTAAATTTGTTATCACCAGCGGTTTTTAAATTAAATGCACCATTTACAGTTTGTCTATAATCGCCAACTACTTTACTATGCAAGTTTGCGTTTATAGCAATATGTCCATCTTGACTAACTTGTAAATTATAATCTCCACTAATAGTAGAACGCTGTGTTCCTTTAATTTGAATATCTTGGTCGCTACCTACTGCAACTGTATGATTATTACCTGTCCATTCGTTTTTATCCATTCCAACAAATGTAGTTTCGTTTTTATTTGTTTTAACATCTCTATCATTATTAACCATTAACTTATAATTACGTCCTGCTGTAAAGTTAATATCTTTACCAGACTCAATGTTTATATCTCTATCAGCTTTTATGTTAAGATCTGTTTCAGTTCTTAGGTTAATACTATCTTGTGCATACACATCAATTTTACCATTTGATGTTAATTCAATCCATGCTGTACCATTTGCATTACCAATGTAAATTAAGTCTTCTGTGTTGTGTAATAAAATTTGATGCCCTGTTCTTGAACGTAATCTAATATGTTCATTAAACGGTAATGTAACATCTGACTTACTAATATTATCAGGAGTATTCTCAATATCATAATATAGTGCGGGATTTTCTTTTGCTATTCCATTTCTAAGAATAGTAGGATCTCCGTCATCCATTGTAAATGCAGATCCGCCTAGTCTGCTTCTAAACATATAAGCTGAACTTCGTACATCTCCATATTTTCCTTTTGGCTTGCCGTCACGTTTATCTAAAGGTCCTGGAGTATTCCAACCATAAACAGTATTAGGAATGTCACGTCTTGAACTTGTAGTTGTTGTTCCTCTAATAACATCTTGTTCAAGACCTTGCTTTGCAAGTGTCAAAGACATCATAGGATTAATAGGTCTTGGAAATTTATCTGGATTATTTCCTTTACGTATATCTAGAGGTCCTGTTGCGTTAGCTCCAATACTTTTATTAAATTCTCCTACAGGTAAACTTTTACCTTTGAAGTCATCTAGTATCCCGTCTTGTACAATATTAGTTGACTTGTCTGCTGGATAGCCACCCGGAACCATCATGTTCATATATTCGTCTTGAACACATCCTATCCAATAACACTGGTTTGGTGATCCTTCTGCAAATATAACAAGAACTTTAGTTCCTGGATCAGGTGGTACTGCCCAAAATCCATAACTCTGTTGCGTATTATAATAGTCGTTATTTTTTCCGTTACTACGAACATCTGTAGTTCCGTAAAACGGTGAGCAATATCTAGCTGTAAATAATTGTCCGTCATCTAAATCGTCTGAGCCGCTAACTGTGTTAGGTAATAATTGTACCCGCAATGCTCCTTGACGTTTAGGATCTAAATGATTGACTACTTTTGCTAGAAAAGGACCTGGAGGCATTTTTGCAAAGCCTACACCCGAAGAGCGTTTATTGATATTATTTGATTCTAATTGATCCATTATGTTCTATTGTACTCCATAGTCGCCGTCATCGCCTGGTAATTCAGCTGAGTTAGAGTTAGCTGTGTTATCTGGACCATAGCCACCATCTATACCAGCATTTGGGTTACTTGTTGTTCCAAATGCTTCTCTTTGATAGTTAGCATCTGATTCAACTTGTGCATTTTTAGCTACTTTTGGTTGTGATGGTTTTGGTTTATCTTTATTATTTGCTAACTTAGCCGCTTCTTCAGCAGTTAAATTGGCTTGTAGTTGTTCACTAACATTTATTACGCCATCACCGTCTTTATCAGCTACAGCAAAATTATACTGAGGACTATCTTCGCCAAATTTTCTAGCTTCATTTTGTCTTTTTATATATGCTTTTTCTTCATCTAGTATTTTCTTTGCCGCCGCTTCTTCTAGATCTTTTAAATCAAAATTAGGACGTTTTACTAGTTCAAGTTCTTGTGTAAACAAGTTACCTGAAAAGTTATTATTGACTCCAATAACAGTATACAATCCACTAAAGTTTGAAACTCCAACTGCTGGACCGTCCATTTTATAATTTCCAATTTGATCGTCAATATCTATAGGAGTTAGAAAATTTAGTAGTACATCAACTTGTCCGTTCTGGTGATTAATACTTCCATCTGAAGTAACATTAGTCCATTCAGTTACACTTGAGTTATAATTTCCCATTCCGCTATCTGCAATATAATAAGGATCTCCTAAAATTTTAATAGTCATTGTAATTAAGTCAACATCACTATTTACAAGAGCTTCGTTAAACTGTCTAGCCATTCTTCTTTCTGCTGTTTCGGTCATTGCACCAGCAAGTTCGTTTGATTTAGACTGTGATGTATCGTTTTGTATGTTTGTTACGTTAGCACCAGTTCTATTTGTAGTATCGTTGTCTAACTCAAGTTGCGTACCTTTTTCTGTTGTAGACTGATTTGAAGCATCATTGTTACCGCTTTTATTATTGTAATCAGTTGCTATAGATTTATAAAATGCATTATTAAATTCAATATTGAATTCTAAAATATCTTTATTAAGTCCTGTATACATATAATTATATGCTTTGGCCGCATCTTCAACTAGTTTATTGTATCCTGCTGGAGGATCATTAGGTAGTTTAAATATACTTGTATTTGCTCTATATGGTACAATTCTATACACATAGATTCTTGGCATTCTTCCTTGTGCTTTTTCAGCTTCTTGATCTTCAACAATATATACATCAGCTTCAACTCTAAACCAAGGTATAGTACCGTCTTTGGCTTGAAGTTCTTTTCTCATTATAGTTTCACCAAAGGCACTTAACAACACAAGTTCTTCAAGGACCCTTTGTATTGGTGT